CATACCAGTCTTACCTTTTTGTGGTATAAGACCTAAAGTTTCGTATGACTGATATCCATTAGGTGCAAAATCTAAAGCAATATCAGTTAAAACACAATTACCAATAGAATGTATATTTGGATTTAAAAGACCACCGTAATAAAATTCAATTTCAAACTCTGATGGTGGAATAAGATATCTACCATAAGATGAAGTCATAATTTCTGGCGCTTGATGATACCTGAATAAATCAATAATGTCCAATACATCAGAAGCTTCTTTCTCACTTCTTGGATAAAACATAAATTGAAATCTAAAATTTCTAAATGATGGTGACTGATATATTACTTCTAATTGTGGATTTACCGCTAATGCACCACCAGTTGCACTTGTTAATGCAGTAAATAATGTATCACCACCAAATTTACTTTTTACTGCTTCAGCGGCAAAAGGTGACATATTACCGAGTTTTTCCAAACCACTTGCGTTACTTTTAAGTTGATCAATCAATGAAGCTCCAGCCTGTATTAAACCACCAGAAAGTCCTAAATCTTTCGTAACACTTGTAGTATTAAAACCTTGTTTGTAATCAAAAGTTAAAGTGTCTGGCATATATAACGCAATGGAATCTTTTGTTCTTTTAGTTGTTCTAAAAAAATTTGATCTTTTCAAAAGTCCAGATTCTGTGGTATGTTTTACTCCTTGAGCCATAAAACTTTTTGATTTTCTTATCATATCTACACTTGAAGATGATTGACCGTAAAATCCACCTTCTTGTGCATCAGCGTCTTGGCTTGTAGATGAAATACTATTATCAAGTTTTTCACCTATTTTTTGTGCAAAATCAACAGCAGAAGTGGCAATAGTTTTAATTGAATCAGCTAAACCATTATTACTTGGAACCTCATTTGTAGCGTTTGGATCTAAAGAATTCTTCAATGCTGGATTTTGACCTATACTTCTTTCTTGAACATTTATATAAAACATCATATAATGACCTTTGTCAGCATTACCAAGGTCTGATGGATAACGCCTATTATCACCAAGATAACTATCATTTGGGGTGTTAAACTTAAAATCAGGGTCATTACCCCTATCATTTTGAGGAGTAATTTTTATATCTGTTAATGAAAAAAATGCCATTTTCTGTCCTATAGTTAACTAGATATATTTATGTCATACCGAGGAACATTTACCCCTAAAAACACTTCAAAGTACAAAGGAAACGCAAGTAATATTATTTACCGTTCTTCTTGGGAGTTGAGAGTGATGAAATATTTGGATGAGAATCCAAACGTAATCTGGTGGGCGTCCGAAGAATTGCCAATACCTTATGTGTCACCTGTTGATAAGAAAGCTCATCGTTACTTTCCAGACTTCATCGTACATCTGAAACTAAAGGGCGGTAAGACCATTACCTATATATTAGAGGTTAAGCCAGAAGCACAAACCAAAAAACCCACGCAAAAAAGACGAACAAAGAATTACATTAATGAGTCAATAACATATGCTATCAATCAAGAAAAGTGGCGAGCAGCTGATCTTTTCTGTAAAGAACACGGCTGGGAATTCAAATTGATAACTGAAAAAGAACTTGGTATTTGACATAAATATACGATGGCATATCTTTTAGACAGAATAAATCAGTCCTTACAAAAAGAAGGACTCACACCTCGAACTAATAAATCGAGGTCTTGGCTTCGTGCAAAAATTTCAGAATTAAATCCATCAAAACAAAACTTGATGGCTGATCGTCAAAGACAGAAAAATAGTACTATTATTGGTAATATGTACTTTTATTTCTATGACCCAAAAACAAAGAATTCGTTGCCATACTACGATAGGTTTCCTTTGGTACTCCCAATAGAACAATACTCAGACGGTTTTCTAGGATTGAATTTACATTACATTCATCCAAAGCAACGAATACTTTTGTTAGATAAGTTAAGTCAATATGCATCGAATGATAGGTATGATAAGACCACAAAACTGCGATTAAGTTATGCAGCTTTATCTTCTGCATCAAAGGCGTTTGAAGCACAGCCATGTATTAAAAGATATCTATACTCACATGTGCAATCTAGATTCTTGCAGATATCTGCTGATGAGTGGGATATAGCATGTTTATTACCAATGGAGAGTTTTGTTGGTGCGAGTACAAGTAAAGTATATGCCGATTCAAGGAAAAAATTCTAATGGCCTTTTCACCACAATTATTTCTATCTAATATTAAAGGAAAAGATGGGTTAGCAAAACCATCTCGCTTTGAAGTCATACTTCCGATTCCAGAATACATTGACAAATTTATACAAACATCTGCTTTAGAAAAACTATTAAATATACCAAATACAATTGTAGCAGATATAACAGATTCTATTAATGACATAATTGGTAACAAACAACCAACTGGTCAATCTAAAACATCGAATGCGGCTATTTCAAGATACTTAGCCATGCAATGTGAAAGTGCAGAGTTGCCAGGAAAAACATTGCAAACAGCTGATGTTAAAATTTATGGACCCACATTTAAAGTTCCATATCAAACTGCATATGGTGGTGGTGACACAACTTTAGGATTCTTATGTACAAATGAATTCTATGAAAGAAAGTTGTTTGAACGCTGGTTAGAAGCTATTATGCCAAGTGATACAAACAATCTTAGGTATGCAAAAGGTACAAATACCACTTATTTAACAAATATTAAGATTGTTCAATACGATGATTTCATTAAACAGATATTTGCTGTTGAATTGATTGATGCATTCCCTATTGGTATAGCTTCACAACCATTATCATGGAGTGAAGATGGTTTTCACCGATTGTCAGTACAATTTGCATATCAAAGATATCGTGTTGTGTATGATGGAACGTATGACCTTGCTGCAGCTGCAGCCGAGTTCTTTGGATCTAAAGCGGCTAAGTTTTTCGATAGTACGGGTAGCAAAGTTGGTAATTCTTTGATTGCACCCCTAACAAGAGGTTTATTTTAATTAACTGAGGATATAATATGGCTTTACCTAAAATTGATGTGCCAACATATGAAACGAAATTAATTTCGAATGGCAAAACTGTAAAATACAGACCCTTTCTTGTAAAGGAACAAAAACTATTTCTAATGGCAGCTCAGTCTACCGATGAAAAAGAAACAGTTGATGTTGTAAAACAAGTATTGAATAATTGTATTTTATCAGATATTGATGTTGATGATTTACCAACATTCGACCTTGAACACCTGTTCATGCAACTTAGAGCAAGATCGGTTGGTGAAGTTGTTAATTTAAAATACAACTGCAACAATACCGTTAAAGATGATAAAGGTGAAGAAAAAGCTTGTGGATCATTAGTTAAATTTGATTTGAATATCTTAGATATCAAGCCAATCATTGATGAGAAACATTCAAGTAAAATTGAGATTAGTGATAAATTGGGTATCATGATGAAGTATCCAACATTGAGTTTAATCAAAGATGCTGGAAATTTAGCAAATGAAGATGTTGATACAGTATTGAATGTTATTGTTAGCTGTATAGATTACATCTATGATGCAGATCAAATGTACTATGCGAAAGATTCAACAAAAGAAGAATTGTTAGAATTTATTGAAGGTATGGAACAAGAGGACATGGAAAAAATTCAATTGTTCTTCACTACTATGCCAAAGATTGCAAAAGAATTGGATTTCAAATGTAAGAAGTGTGGCTACGAAGAAACTATTACTGTGCAAGGCATACAAAATTTTTTCGTATAATATTTGGTTATGATACATTAGGTAATTACTATCAGACTAATTTTGCGTTGATGCAACACCACAAATATAGTTTGACTGAATTGGATAACATGTTACCTTGGGAGAGACAGGTCTATATTGATATGTTGGTGAAATTTTTAGAAGAAGAAAATGAGAGAATAAAAGCTCAACAAAAGGCAAGAAAATAAATGGCAGATAAACAATCCAGACTAGCAGAGATATACAAGGCCGAAAAAGAACGTGGCGGTGGTGTATTATCGACTCTTGGAAAAAGAGCTAAAGAAAAGTTTGATCCAAGACAGATGTTTAATCAAAAGGGTTTTGCAGCTGCTGCATTACCGTCATTATTTAAATCCTATGATGCTGTAGGTAAAACAACGAAACTAAAAGAATTATCTGGCACTAATGCGAGTGGATTTTCTTCAGCTGTTTTAGAAAATGGTATCAGTTCTTTAATTACAGAAACCAGACAAGTAAAAATACATTCTCAACTAGCTGCAAAAAATTCTGTTGTATTGCCTTCAATGGCAAGAGACATGAATGTCACAAGACAGAATATTGTCAAGTTAGTTAAACTGCAAGGTGGTACTGCAACAACAAAAGCAGATATGTTCTTTAAGAGAGCTGGTGATAGAGAAGCTGCTTATGAGTCTAAATTCAAAAAAGCAAGTGACACTACACCAACTAAAGCTGGTACAGCACCTAAAGAAGAAGAAAAAAAAGGTATTTTAGGTTCTATCATAGACGGAATATCATCTTTATTCACAATGAAGGGCGCTTTAATAGCTGGAATACTAGCCGCAATTACATTTGGTATTAATGAATATTTTACTAATGATGAATTCAAAACAAAAGTTGATTCGTTTCTTGGTGATATGTTCAGAACCATAAAAGACTATTTTATACAAAATTTACCAGTTATAATAGATTTTATGAAAGATCATTGGAAAGAATTAGCGCTTGCATTCGCTTTACTTTTTCCCAAAACAACAATGGATTTAATTGCTGGTGGTTTGAATATTTTATCTAGTGGATTGAATTTACTTGCATCAGCAGTAAAAGTTCTTCTCCCAATATTAGAAGTTACATTAGTTACAGCTTTTAGAAGTCTAATTGCTTTGTTAACCGGACCAGCTGGATTGATTATATTGCTCGGTGGAGCTCTTTTCGCAGCTAGAAAATTATTTGACCAAAATCAAGAAGAATATCTGAAGTTAGCTAAAGAGAAAAAAGAAAAAGGAACTCTATCTGAAAAGGATGAAGCTAGACTTAAAGAATTAAATTCACCCACAAATGAAGCAGCTGCTGAAAAACAATTAGGTTATAATCCAATTAGTGGTAAATTAGTTACACAACAAGAAGCCAATAGATCAATGGCTCAAAGAAGTCTTGATTCAAGAACAACTGACAATCAATTAAAAGATATAGCAACTGAACAATTAATGGACGAAGCCACTAAAGCTGGAAAAGATCCTAATAATATTACAAATAAAGATATTGAAACAAGATTTCAATTATTGAAGAAACAAAGAGATTCTCAAAATGCTAAAGAATCTGCACAAAAAACTGCGGCTGCACCAGATCAAAGTAATGCCGAAACTGCTAGATTAGCTGCAGCTGGTAAACCAACGCCAGCAGGTGCAACAACAGGCGCAACCGCTACCACAACACCAACTCCAACAACTACTTCACAAACACCAGCAAACGCAGAACCTTTAAAAGTCAAAAATTTAAGTAGAGAACAAAGTGCAATGGCAACTTTGATTCATAATAAATTTACAGCTGCAGGTTTTACAGAAGAACAAGCTACTGCAGCTGTTGTAAATTCGTTTGCAGAATCAAGATTGAATCCTAAAGCAGAATCACCAAAAACTAATAAAGAAGCTAGTTATGGTCTATTTCAAATGAACACTAAAGGTGGTTTGGGTGCAGGACATGATCCTGATAAATTAAAAGATCCAAATTACAATGTAGATTTGATGATTCAAGCAGCTAAAGGTAAAGCTGGTGAAAAATTCAGGTCAGCTACTACAGTAGAAGCTGCAATAACAGCATTTACAAAAGACCTTGAGAGACCAGCAAATGCTGACGCTGAAGCTGTTAAACGAGTAGCCCTTGCATCTGCTATCACAAATTATGAACCAGGAAATTTAACTGCTTCAACAAATCCAACTCAACAAAGTAGTCAAACACCGGCAATGGCATCATCTCTCGGTTCTATGGGATCTTCGTTGGCGGGTTTAGCTAGTTCAGTTGGAACATCAGCTGTTGCATCTGTGGCAGCAAATGCACCAAACATGGGTAATGTAATTGATTCAGCATCAACAGGTCTTTCTGAGATGCTAAGAATGTTTGATAATGCTATGGCTTCTGTTACAAACGTCACAAACAATACTACGCAAGCATCAGCTGCACCACAAGGTCAAGGCAAATTACCATCGGTGTATGATGATACATTTGCTAGTCTATTCCAAAGAGTTGCATAAAAAATCCCGCCGAAGCGGGATTTAATCACGGTGAAAGAATTACTCTTGTTCTGCGAGAGACTTAAAGTAATCTAAGTCTTCATCATCAGCATGTAGAGGTTTATTCAATACAGAAGTATCATCTTTCAATGTTGTAACTGTATCTTCAGCCTTTGATTTAACGATTGGTGCACCATCAAATCCAAGAACCTTTTCAAGACGGGTCTTGAGTTGGTCATAAGGTTTAAAGTTTTTCTTCTCTGTGAAATCTTTGAGAGAATATTCTTTCTTCCAAAGTTCTTCAAGTTTATCATCATCACCATTCAACAATGCAGACGCATCAGCAAATTCTGATTTGTCATAATTGCGATAGCCTTCGACATTACGAATCTTCAACTTGAAGTTAGCGCCTTCCCACAAGTCAAACGGATTGACCGGTGTTTCATCAGCGAATTCAGGATTCATTGCCTCTGTAATCTTATCAAAGATTTTCTTACCAA